CCTAGAATGGCATCTGGATCATGATCTTGTTTTTTATTACTCTGCACCTTTACTCACAACCAAACTACAGAGTCCTTCCTACGACAACCACACACATTCTACAAAGCAATCTTCCATATTGTTTCAAAGCCTGATCAGGCCTGCTGATACACGATGAGTAGATGGTGAAGGGGGTGGTCCTGCCTTCGCTGTTCCTGCTTCTCCCCTTGGCCAGGATGAAGTTCTCGACATCGGCCAAATCACCCACAGACCCACCAAACCGTAGAACGAATTCCAACGTCTCATCCCAGGTCAACTCTTCAACTGCAAAAGCTACAACTCTTGGACTTGTTATACTCCCATTTGCTTTCAGTAGCCCAAGAGGTCTGGAGCTGGATCCAAGAATCACTTCTCTTCCCATTGAGATAGATGGTTCCCACCAATCATCTCCTTCTCCTCTTAGGGACTCGACAGACAACAAGACTTGTCGAATATCCTCCTTGGTAGAAGCAATTCGTGCCCAGCACTTGACTCCTTCATCCGCTATTCTTTTTCTCAACACAAGCCTCCTCTCAGGGCAAACCTTGTCTACATCTATTATGACTATATCGGCGCCGGACAACCTGATATCTTGTAGAACAATATCCACACAGTTGTCGGATAGATCACTTACGTCTCTAAGCCATGTGAGAGGCCTTGTCGAGTAGCCGGGATGGTTGTAAGCGCTGGTGTAGCTCACATATGATTGACCAAGTGGCTGAACAGTTCCAGGAAGGTCCAAGCCTGACACCTTGCACATTCCCGGTATACACTTCAACAAGCCTCCAGCTCCGATCCCTATAACATAGATATGGTTCCCAGGCTTTATGTGTCGAAATATCGGGGCCCACTTCAGGAAGGAGTCAGACTTCCCCGGAAAGGGTCGGGAGGCCCAGCTTTCAATCAAATCTTCAGGACTCCAGTGCTCCAACCCTAAAGTAAGAGAGATAGAGCAGTCTGTGGCCGTTGCCTCCCTGGGCTCAGGGAGTGAAGGAAACTGGTAAGATGTAGTTTTCCAATCCCCCGTTGGATCAGGGCTTCTGAGCCGAACAGTCCTGATCACACCTTCGGCTGATGTTCTGTCTTTCGAGAGAGACCCTTTCCATCCCAATGTGTCGACAAAAGATATTAGTCCTGCAATTCTGCTTTCTTCTTCAGTCCTCTCAAGTATTTTGCTGAGAAGCCTGTTGAGAAACTTGCAAGATAACACTGTTTGAGGACACGAGACAAGTGTCCTGCAGAGGAGAGAGTAAATGCGAGAGGCAAGGGATGATGACATCTGGCTCAGCGTATGCTCAAAGACAGGAGGTACAGAGAACAGATGAGTTGTCTGGTAGAGAACTCTCATACTCTCAGCTGCCAGAGAGCAGGCTAAGTGTACAAGACTTCTCTCTGAGACCAGAACACCTGCTGAGACTTTCGAAAGCTCATCATCATTGTTAGCCGACAGAGAGATAGTGTTGAATAACATAGGAGCCAGAATGAATCCGGCCTCCAGGAGAATCTGCAGCACCACGGGCCTGATTTCCCCCTCCTTGTTCAGTCTGGAGACTATGTGGCGGGCTGAGTACATGATACAAGCAGCTGCACCTGCTGATATATACTCCCTGTATGTGAAGAGCTCTGCCTCTGGGAGATCTATCACTGTTTTGCTAAGGAGGGAGGATCGCTGGTACCCCGCCTTTCTTACCAGTCTGACATTTCCTGTCATGAGGGACAGAAGAATTTGCGCCAGTGCCTGGGTAGGGGTAGCATCCTTATCACGTAGGGAGAGAACAGGCATGACCATCCCCGCGCGACTTCTAGCGGAGAGAGTGACAGAATCTGCATGTAGATAGTAAGATCCCCTTGGGACAACCGGCACCCTCAAGTGTAGAGAACCCTCAAGGGGGAGATCTATGATACAACCTTGGATTGGTGACAGGGGAGACAGATCTATCAGAAATAGGAGTCCAAAAGGAGGGCTGAGTGTCACTTTCCCAAAGAACCATCTAGAGACACACAACAAAGTAAGGTAATACTCATGGTAGGAGATTGGGTAGTCTACAGATCCCATCTCACGAGAGAGATTAGCAGAAACTGAGAAATGGGTGGACCAATTAGGAAGTGATGCTATCCGAGATCCCTGTAGGGAGGCCGATAAGTTTAACCGATGTCCTAGAGTTCCGCCTACTTGCTCTTTCGACATCTCATACAGGAGTTGCAGGGGCAAACTAGTTCTAGTCACGGCCAGCTGCTCAATGAGGCCTCGAAAAGAGGAGTTCTCGAGCGTGCAGAGCTTGGCTATCTGAATCAATCTTAGCGCATCTTTCAAGGGAGGGGAAGCATCTATCGGTTTTGTCCATTTGGCCACAGCCTTTTCTGAGGTGAGATTTCCCAAGTACGGGGTCACACCTCCCCGCGTCTCCTTGCATTTGGCAGAAGAAGAGGTTAAGGAAGATACAACCAGAAGAGGGTTCTTTGGGTCCAATACAATCTCAGTTAGCCTACTTGGAGTGACCAAGTGAGTCGGGATCCAGGTGCCAGCCACCAAGGGATGATAATTGGTGACTCCATCCAAGTCTCCTAGTCCCCATCGAGATCTTAGTTCAGTGAGTTGGATGTAGACGGGAGGACTTGGAGGTATGCTGCCTCGGAGGAGCAACAACTTCATTCGATGCAATGTCCCTTTTATGTATTGGAAGTCATTCACAATGTGAGCTCTCACAAGATCTATCCCTGCTTGGGATGATATCCTTCTCAATGTCCGAGTATTGGTGAATCGTTTGGATATTGCCGCACCTACTCCATAGACAGAAGACTTAATCACCTCATGTAGAACTTTGGGGTTCAGTGGTCTGCTCCGAAGCAACTCTATCATGAGATTCTCCTCATCTGTTCTGTTTGTTGTCAGTCTAACTATAGGACCCAACAATCGGTTCTTCTTGGCCAGATCTTTCAGAGTATTGGCCACATGCTCCTGAGTTTGGATTGACGCTCCCCGGATGTCTCTCAAGGGTATGGAATAGGGATCACGTATCAGCTTCAATCTTTTCAACAAATATCCTTTAGTACCTACAGCAAGGCTCTCACTCTCCTCAGGGAACCCGACCACGTCGGGCAGGGAGAGGGACCTGATGTATTTCTCAACAATCGGGAGACTTCGAAAGACGCAGAGCGACCCAAGAGATGAAGAGAGAGGGTCCGAGTGACCCCGATACAGATACTCAGCAAATGAGGAAACAGGAAGACCACCTAAGTTCGATGGGACCAAACAACACAAAAGAGGGAAACCCGTCTCTCTCATCTTGAAGATATTTGCTTCAGGCAATTGTGACAGGTCATATTGATGAACCAAAGACCTTTTGAGCTCTCGGCTTATGACAAGATATTCGACAAATTTTGTGAACAGGAAGGAAACCACAGGGTTATTGGTCCTCTCAACCATGGAGGTGCCTGTCGCTGCTATGTTGGCTATTATTGACTCAGTGGACGGAACGTCTGTAGTGGTTTTTGGGAACATCCTTGAAACAACCTTAGCTACTGTTTCCAATTTCTTGCCATTGAACCACATGTCTTTTCCATAGGTGGTAAAGGACGTAGACGAAAAGCATTCGTCCGGGTTCACATCATGGCCTATCATCTTCGCAGCCCCTGAAATAGATGTGAGGGCTTTGTCATTGACATACACTACTCGTGCTGAGAACTGTTCCGGAGACTCGGAGACTTCTTGGTAGAGGAATATGTGTACGACCAGGTTGTCAGCTTGACATGTGATTGTGTATGTGAACCCAAATTTCCATAATGCCCAGTGCAGCATGCACAAGGTCACAAGGGTCCACATCTTCTGTTGAATCCCTTCCAATCCTGATTCCACCCCTGAGTATATACCTGGCTCATAATCCAATAGCCCCTTCTTCCCCTCGGTCTCTTGCGTGGGGCAGTAAGAGGGGTGTCGGAGTACAATCAAGCTCATTTTGAAGAATCTATGCACAAACCCGTAAAGGTTTTCAACTCCAAGAAGCTGATTGAGACGATCACTAACAGGAGCAACTGTGGCTTCCCTGAAGTGAGAACACCATTTTGCAAAATCCATGCCTATAGACAATGTGCACTTGCCAGCGTGGGACTTGGTTATGTCTAGAAAAACCTCCTCTTTTTCGCTAGCTCCCATCGTCATTGTCTGCTCAGGGAAGAAAGGGAAGACCTTCCTTGCTAAGTTGTCCTCAAGACAACAGAAGAAAGTCCTAGGTTCCAGTGTCATTATGGCGAAGGATCTAGCTTCAGGAGTTTTAGGCTCACGTTCTTTTGGGTGAACTACAACAACCGTCCAGTCATAAGGAATATCCCCCCTGGACACCCTGTCACAGATGTCTCTGAGGTCAACCCCCCCTTTGAGTAGTTGCTCCAAGACTCGCGTCGAGCTGGTTGGTGAAGGAGGAGTATAAGAGAGTCTTCCCTTCCATGAGTTGTCGATCTCTGATCTCTTGTAAGAGAGACTCTTGTCAGTCATCAAGGACAGTATGTCAGTACCGTAGTCGAAGTCATCAATGGGTAGGAAGGTGACATAATCCCAATCGGATGGATCATATATTGAAAGACCTAGTGGGAGAGGTGAGTGTTGCTGATCACAGAGTTTTTGCAGAAGACTGGTCTTTCCTTCTGGCAAGTTGAACTCCAAAGGGGGCCATTTTTTCCTCTTGTCAATATATCCTTTGGTAAACATGTGACAGAAACTCCATCCGACAGCTTTCATGCAAGAGT